GTCCCTTGTACGCAGAACCAGAGCGCCTACACAATCGGCCCGAACGCCTCGGATGTGGAGACGAACCGTCCATTGCGCGTGATGGAGTACGGGAACTTCGTACGTTTCTATGTCGGCACGCAGACGTTCGACACACCGCTGCGGTTGATCTCGCGCGCGGAGTATCTGTCGTTCGGCAACAAGACGTCGACTGGCATCGTGAACTCAATCTATTACGACGGCAAGATCGACGACGGCGGAAGCGGGGCGACGTCTCCGGCCGACGGTTACGGCACGCTGTTCGTGTACGTCACGCCGCAGGCGCAGACGGTGCAGTACACCGTGTACCTGAACGCGCAGCGCCCGCTATACATCGTCACCGACGGTGACGAGGAGTTCGACCTGCCGGCCGAGTGGTTCATGTACCTCATGTACGCGCTCGCGGCGGAGATGGCCGACGACAACGAGGCGCCGGAGTCGCGCATCAAGCGGCTCGAGGACAAGGCGGAGTCGCTCAAGGCGAAGCTCCTCGATTGGAGCGTGGAGACCGCATCCACCTCGTTCGCCCCTGACTATGCCACCATGCCGGTGGGGATGTCGCGCTGATGCCCCTCGACCTGCAATCGCAGTCGGTCTTGCGAGTGCCGCTGGCGTGGCCGTACAACCCGCGCACTACGACGCTCGTCAAGGACGCGCGGCGGAAGAACGTCATTTACGAAAAGATGACGGCGCAGAACGGCTACTACGCCATGAAGCGCCCCGGTGTGGAGGAAGCCTACGACAGCGGCGCGGTGTCGACGGGGCAGGGTCTCACCTATTTCAACGGCCAGCTCCTCGGTGTGTTCGAGGACACGCTGGTCACGCTCGCGTCCAGCGGCCCGACCGGCACCGACGGCACGGACTTCCGCAATTACAACGCGGCGTGGCCGGGTCGCCTCGGGCACGCGGCCGTTACTTTCAACGGGCGCATCTTCATCTTCGGCGGCGTCGGTCCGGCCAGCACCTACGCGAACATCTGGTCCTCCATGGACGGGGTGTCGTGGACCCCGTCGGCCTCGGCCGCGCCGTGGGGCTCGCGGCAGTACATGGGCGCGGTGGTGCTCGGCGACACGATGTACATCATGGGCGGGTACGACACCGACACCGCGACCTACAAGAACGATGTGTGGTCCTCCAAGGACGGCACGAAGTGGGAGCAGGTCACCGCCGCAGCGGCGTGGCTGCCGCGCAACCGCTTCGGCCTCGTCGCGACCAACAGCGGCATGATGCTGGTCGGCGGGGTGAACACGACGTTCCCTGCGTTCGATGACGTGTGGTACTCCGCCGACGGCGCGACATGGACGCGGCAGGGCGGTTCGTTCGGGTGGGGCACGCGGCAGGGCCACTCGCTGCTCTACTTCAACAATAGCGTGTACCTGATCGGCGGGGTCAACTCCGCAGGTACGCTGCAGAACGACGTATGGTTCACGTTCGACGGCTCGCAGTGGACACAGGCATCTGCTGCGGCGTTCGCCTCCGCGCGCTCGCTCATGGGGGCGGTCGTGTACGCTGGCCAGATGTGGGTCCTCGGCGGGTCGACGGGCGGCGGCGCGGTCGATGACGTGTACTCCTCGCTCACCGGCTCGGGTGCGTGGACGCTGGTCGACAGCACCGGCAACTTCGGCAACATCTACGGCGCACCCGCGGTGGTGTTCCAGTCGCCCACCCAGGCGCCGTTCGCCGGCCTGCCGTACCGCTACCCGACCATCTTCTACATGGGCGGCTACACCGGGGTGACGGAGACGAACCAGGTCAGCGTGGGCTACCTCAACGCGACGCCGGGGACCAACCTCGGGATCTCGCTCAACAGCGGCGCGGTCGCGGACCAGCCGTATCAGTTCGCCTCGTACAACATCGGCAACCAACTGTTGGTGAAGAACAACTATGGGTTGAACATCTTCGACTCGGGTTCGCTCAACTTCGTGTTCGATCGTGGGTATCCGGTACAGACCGTGGCGGGCGTGGTGGTGCTCGGCGGCTTCGTGTATGTGATGGACAAGTCGGGGCTCATCTACGCATGCGCGATCAACAACCCTTACTACTGGCCGGCGCTCAACGTGATCGGCGCCGATTACGAGGACGACTTCGGTGTGTGCCTGGCGAAGTACCTCAACTACGTCGTCGCGTTTGGCGAGTACACGACGCAGGTGTTCTACGACGCTGGTTTGCAGTTTGGCTCGCCGCTGCAGCCCTACTTGAACGCCAACATCAGGATTGGCTGCGCCGCCGCCGAGACAGTGGTGGAGATGGACAACACGCTGGTGTGGGTGTCGCAGACGCGGCAGTTGCACCGGCAAGTGGTCGTGTTCGACGGCGTGTCGCCGCGTCCCATCTCGACCCCGGAGATCGAGAAGCTCATCAACTCGGACAACGCGACTGCCGACGGCAGCTTCGTCAGCCCGAAGGCGTATCAGGTCAGCACCCAAGGCCACCTGTTCTACGTGCTGTACTCGGACGACGCCAACTGCGCGTTCTCGGTTGCGTTCGATTTCACCACACAGCAGTGGTTCGACTGGACCGACGCCTCGGGCGCGAGCCCGCTCAAGTACGCCTCGTTTGCTTCCACCCGCGAGCTCAACGGGAACTTCCTTCAGGGCAAGGAGGACGGCCTCGTGTACCGCGTGGCGGGCGATCTGTACGACGATGACGGCACGCCGTTCCCGGTCTACATCCGCACGCAGAAGTACGACAACGGCAACAACCGGATGAAGTTCTTCGGCCGCCTCGACGTCATCGGTGACCAGTCCGGCGCCGCGCCCGAGATCAGCTACACCGACGACGACTACCAGTCGTACAGCACGCCGCGCGCGGTGGACATGACGTCGGCTCGACCGGCGCTGTTCCGCAACGGGTGCGCGCGCCGCCGCGCGTGGGTGTACGAGCAGGAGGACTCCGAGCCGATGCGGGTCGAAGCCCTTGAGCAGACCATCGAACAGGGGACCTGACATGCCCGCGCCGCTGGCCGCCCTCACGCGGCTCAACCACAACAACAATCTGTCGGAGACCGAGGACGAAGAAGCCCTCGCCGCCGCGCGCACGTTCGACCCGGATGCGAAGTGGGTCAAGACCGACGACAACAGCGGCTACGGCTTCCGCCTTGAGTACAACAACGATCTGGCGCCGAAGAACGCGGCGACGGGCGGCAAGGGCCTGTTCGGTACCGTGCCGGTGTACGAGCAGGGCGGCGAGTACATCAACGACGGGCTGTTCAAGGACGACGAGCAGTACGGGCGCATCACCGACGCGCGCAACCTGAAGGGCGAGAAGAACCTGCTCGAGACCTACGCCCCCCTCATCGCCATGGCGATCGGCGCAGGCGGCCCGGCGCTGGGCACCGCGTTCCTCGGGGCGACGGGTATCGGGCTTGGTGCGGCGGGCACCGCAGGCGTGACGGGTGGCGCTGCAGGGCTGGGCGCTGGTAATATAGCGGCTGGCGGCGCTTCGTCCTGGCTCACGGATCTAGCGCGCCGGGCTCCTACACTTGCCCGCTCGCAGAGCAACGGTTTCAACCCCATGGCGTTGCTGTCCGGTTCCGGTGCTACCGGGTCGACCTTGGCCACGCTGCTGCGACTGGTGAAAGGACCCTGACATGCCTACCAGCGGAATCGCTGATTTCATCCTCGGATTGATCGACCTCGGCCAAGGCGCCCAAGGGCGCGACGTCAACCGCGGCAGCACGGCCGCCGACATCTCCGACCCGTTCCGCGGGCAGCGCGGGCAGTATCAGGAGGCCCTCGCCGGACGCCTTGGTAAGCCGCGCACCAACCCGTACCAGGAGCAGCTCGACGCCCTGCTGGCCAACCCGGACTCGTTCAACATGGACCCCGGCGCGCGCTTCGCGATGGAGCAAGGGCTGGAGGGTGTGGCGCGCAAGGGCAACGCCATGTTCGGCACCACGCGCAGCGGCAACACCGCGATCGAGCTGGAGAAGTACGCCACTGGGTTCGCTGGGGAGCAGTGGAACCGCCGACTGGAGCAACTGGCTGGGCTGTCCAAGGAGGAGACGCGCGAGGACGAGACGTCGATCCAACAACTCCTGCGCGCG